ATCACTATACAATTCCTTTACTTCTTCTCTATGGTCATAACTAATCATAAACTTTGCTCCACCTTTATGTATTGCATCAACAGCTTCTTTAAATCTAAAATGGTCTTTAGAATCAAAGTTGTTCATATAATAATCACCTTTATCTGTTGCTATGAAATATGGCGGGTCCAAGTACCAAAAATCATCTTTACATGGTGGATATTTTTCTACTAATTCTGCAAAATCTAAATTTTCTACAGTTGTTCCACCAATATGTTTTCTTGAGTATTTTAGTTCTGTTTCCCAATCTTTATTCATGTCTTTATTTTTAGAAAACGGAGTATGAATAAGTTTATTAAAGCTATGTCTTATACAATAAAAGTATTTAGCAGCTTGCAATGGGTCAGGTATAGTAAACTCATTTTCTTCTTTTATTTCGGTGCGAAAATCTAAAAACAATTTTCTAGATTTGGGAAGCCAATTAAGATAATGTATTAAATCATCTAAATTATGCATTACACACATATACAGATTTACGATATTATTGTCTTTATCGTTTACAACATTCCATTCTACTTTAGGTTTTCTAAAAAACATAGACAAACCACCAGCAAACATTTCGAAGTACCTCTTATGAGGGGGTACAAGAGGAATAAATAATTTACTCATCTCATACTTACCCCCATAATAAGGAATTACGATAGGACAATCATACCAATCATGCGACGGCAATTTTAGCCTCTTTTTCTGCCCACTTTTTAATTGTAGGATACAATCTTCCTTCAATATTATGAGTGGATTGAGCATTTCTATTCATATGGTGACTCAATACGTTAGTCCCTACATTAAACAAATCCCAAAATGATTTCGGAGCATTAGCTATTAATGATTGCGTAACCATTTCATTTGCTTGTATTGGAAACATTTTTAGAAAATCAATAATGTGTTTATCTTTAAATTGTGTTTCTTGCAAAACAGGAAATTCTTCTTTAAAGATTAACTTTGTTTTATCCATAGTGTCCGAGATTACTTCATCAAAATCATCAAAAGAGATATTGGATTTAATATGCTTGTTCTTGTATTTAGAAGCAACTATACCTATAACAGCACCGTTTAAACAGATGAATCTAAATGCTCCAGCCATAATGTTTACTCCAAGAGTGCCATCATAACTATTACCTACAACAATCTCAGGTGTTAACTCATCATCTTTTCCAATTTTTATCATATGTTTAGGGAAGCTCCATTTCATATGAACTGACCTTCCATTACCAAATGTAGTTACTTCTTTTACTTCTCCACCGTGTTTATTTATAATTGGTTCAGCTGCATCAATAATAGATTTATTCGTAACAAGTCTATAACTATCTGTCATGCAACTAAGCACTTGTCCTGTGTCTTCTCTCACTATAAATTTATATCCTGTTGAGTCTATTTCTCTATCAGAATCAACTCCTATTGCTGGTATTTCTTTAACTGGAAATATTGCATTTTGTAACATTACTTCTCTCCTTTTTTTATTTGTATTAACTTAGCTGTTATATAGACTAAAGCATCAGCTACTTCTTCTAAAGCTTCTATAATCCAATCTCTCCCATCGAAAGGATTTAACTCTTCTTCGTATTCTCTTTTTCCTTTTTCTAGTCTATCCTCTATTAACTTAACTATTTCTTTGTTCATTTGAATGGTGATTCAAGAAATTTCTTTAATCCATCCCTTACTTTTTTAAAGAACAAATCTTCTTTTCCTCTAAAATTGTTTGGAATGTTTTTCTTTTTAGTTGTTTTTTTTGGCATTTATACCTCCTCTTTTTGTTTTATTACTGGTGGAGCACTACCGAGCATTTTCCTCTCATTTTCTCTGATAGAATCCATGTTTTTATCTCTGTTTTGTATTATACTTCTTAAATAAGCAAATCCTTTTCCTTTTAAATAATGTCTACTTTGATAGTATTGTTCTATTCCCCAATTTAATACATTGTCTTCTACATCTTTTAATCCATATAAAAAATAAAAATATGTATCTCTATTTTCTGTTTTTATATTTTCTGATATTAGTCTTGATATTTGCCTTAATAGTGTTTTTGTTTTTTTACTTCTTTTACTTAATAAAGATAACAGTTGCCTTGATTTGTTGTACTTTTTAAATACATTAAATCCACAAGCAGGGCAATTAAAGGCTTTTGTATCTTTCATCTTTTTTTGCCTCTTTTTGCATTTTATCGTGTATGCTATTTAATTTGTCGTATGCGGGATTTCCTTTATTTTCTCTCATTTGATTGTGAGCTTCTAAAAACCCCTCAGCTAACTCTTGACCTACTTCTTCTATTAACTCTTTTTTTTTGCCAGATTCACATAAGTAACTTATCCATGACATTTTGCTCATTAACCTCTCCTTTGCATTTATAACACATTTCTTTTATTTTTCCATATGAAGGAAAATTATAATAAAAATATGTTTGTTTTTTTTGACCGTAATATATTGCCTCCCAGCATACATTACATTTAATACAATGTTTTATTCTTTTATCAGCAACCTTTGCATCATTGATTTTATCTCCCCAAGGTTGTTTATTTTTTACTTTCATATTGATATTCTATATCGTCTCCTCTATTATATGGGTCTGCAGTCGTGGGTTCACCGTCAAGAGCTGAATTTACTATTTCTTGTATTCTTTCTATTTTTCTTTCTAATAATGTTACAGATTTAGGTTCATCAATTTCTGATAAAATACTTTCTATCATATCTAATGCATCAATATACCAATCTCTTTCCATTTTATATTCTTCTGCTCGTGATGTTATTATATCTTTGTTCATTTTAATCTCCTATTACTTTAACTTCTGTTTGATTTGCCCATCTATGCTTACCTAAATAGAATTGTTTATCTTCCGATGGATGATTATCAGCATTTAATACCAACACTACAGATGCGCAACTTGTGTGCTCTAGAACAACAGCTCTCATCTCACTACCAGTATCAACTAATTCACCAACAGCAACATCTTTTAAGTAAGTATAACCTTTAGCAGGCGGCCAAACTGGTTTATCAATCAACGCAGCTTTCGCAAGCTTCTGGGCCGTTTCTATTTTCTTCTTTTGTTTTGTTTCTGGTTTCAATGTTTTTTTCTCCTTGTATTATATCTGTCCTTATTTGAATAAAGTCTTGTTTTATTTTATGTGTAAACATAATAGGTGCATCAAAAAATTCTGCTGAGTCTTCTGTAAATTGTAAAGATTTTATTACCATTTCTATTTCAGATTTTGTTAATTTAATTACTGCGCTTGATTCGTTCATATTTATTCCTTTTTGGGATTGAGGGCGGCCAAGAGGCACTAAGGAGAGATGAGAGGAAGTAGATAGTCAATATATACAACCGCCCTCATCTCTAATTTACATTACCTTGCATTATACAATCAATATAACCTTAGTTTTTAATTACCATTTAGAATGGTACATCCTCATCTAGTTCTTCTAAACTTAAAGTAGGGCCATTTTCCCATTTCTTTAATTCAGATACTTTAAATGTAGTCCTTTTTTCCTGTTGGTCAGAAGGAAGATGTTTTGTATCGCTTGTTACATACTGTTGTCTTTTAACAGTTATATGAACAGGGACTCCTACAACATCATCTTCTTCCAAAAGAACTAATTTCTTTATTCCATTACTATCTTCACATTTAATGCCAAGATTTTCAAGTAATTGAAAGTATCTACTATTTTTACTAGCAGAAGATGTATCTGTGAATATAAAGAAACCGTTGTCGTAGAACATTCTATCTTTTAAATGCCCACAAGATATTGTTTCTTGTTCATCACCTCCATTAAGTACAGGGATTCTTTTTCCAGATGAATCTTTAACATAGTTATATCCATCCATTTCCCATACTAATTGTTCTACTTTTTCTACAGCTTCATTGACTTTATAAGTCATATTCACTATAATAGCTTCTCCAGCTCTTGTATTCATTTCCTTAGTTGTAAGGCTTGTTATGTGAGCTGGGTAAGTTCCTTCTTCAATGGGTGTCCATTTATTAGAAGGGTCGTAAGTGGCATCAAGTGTTTTAGCCATTGTTTCTCCTATTTATTAGTTGTTTTAGTTGTTGCATATTTATCTACGAGTTTTTCATAATTAGCTACGAACTCATCCATTTTTTTACTTGGAGTAGTGTCCTTAGAGCCTCTGAAATACAGCATTGGGGATACAAATTTCCCATCTGCAGTCTTAAAGAATTTCTTAGCTTTTTTCGTTTTGCTAATATGACCTGTTTTTTCCATTTCAGCTTTTGCTTTATTAGATAGCACTCCACTCTTTGTAAGAGCTTCTGCATCTTTAGCTGATATTTTTCCCATTATTATTCTCCTTTTGCTTTGTTTTGTATGTAAACATCCACTTTACTTTCAAAATCCTCAGGTTGAGGTAGTGGTTGTTCTTGTATTGTGAAAGTGTGAAATGAAGGATTTATTGTTAGTTGACTATTGTCTTCTGTTTTAAATATCATCATTGACTTTCCATTTAAGAGCCTAGTGCCTCTATAGACTACTCTCCTAAATTCTTTTCCATCATTTGTTCCTATTGTGTAAACTTCATCTTCATGTAAAAGAGAATGAATCTCTCCATAATTATTTAGTTCCTTCACTTTTTACCTCTCTTTCTAATTTAGCAAATGACGCTTTAAAGTTTGCATTATTTATTGATTGGTCTTTTATTAACTCATGTATTTGAGACATTTTTTCATCACTAATTTCACCAGCTAATACAAGTATATCATTCTTTTGTTCATCGCTTAATTCTAAATCATCTACTTGATTACGATAAACATCATCTGCGATATTTAAATACATATTAAATGCTTTTTTAATACAATCTGTATTAGAAGCTTTTATATCATTTCCAATATCAACAAATTCATTTGTTCCACGTTTCTTTTGTATTCTATGGGCTGCTACCATATCAGCCTCTCTCCAAATACCTTCATCGTACCATTTTAATCTGCCATGAACTACATAAGCTTCACTGCCTAATACTTCAGTTTTTTGTATTGTCCATGACCAACCTGGATATTCCTTATCCGCTACTTCCCTCATATAAGAAAATTCTACATAATCCATACCCATTTTCTTTTTTACAAATGGTTTTGGTGTTGCCATAGATGAAACTTTTTTATGTTTATCTGTTATAGCTTTTCTTATTGAATCAGTAGCTTCTAATTTCTCTTGGTCTATTATTACTACGTTTTTATTATCACTCATTATCTCTCCTTTATCTTTTCTTTTCTGCTAATTTGCTTGGGCAAATACTATAATATTGACAATATCTACATTCCCAATCTTGCATAGGAACACCATATGTCATCTCTGGAATTAATTCATCTGCAAAACTTTTTCCCATATCTTCTTTCATTTCATATACTTCTGTCCAATATTCAAATGCTTTATCTATCCATTCATTACTAACAATTTGCTCTCTCATCTGAGATGTATTTTTATTGTACCATATAAGATACATATTAATTCTATCTGGTTCGTATGTATGTCTTACTGTTAAAGCATAAGTTCCTAATTGAAGTTTGTAGTTTGTGTCACTACCAGCTACTCTATTTTTCTTTAGTCCAAACTTAGTAGTCCATTTATATGCAGCTGCAGTTTTGTAATCATATAGATTAAATTCAACTTCTTTTGAAACATTGTTGTTTATTAACTCACCAACATCAAATGTTCCCACTACATCTAATGGTTCGTATTTTACTTTTTCTTCGATGTGAATACTTCTTTTAATAGGACTCTCTGGTAATTGCATATCAGCAAGTTTATCTTCATACATAGACATTGCTTTTTCTAAATCAGCATGTACTAATGTTCCAAGTCTTAATAACCTAAATGACTTATCATCTTTTGCGTCAGATGGAAAATCATAATAGGAATACATTTGTTTTCTATAGCAACTACCAGCAGATGAAGCGTGAAAGACATGCTTGTCTCTCTCTCGTAATGAATCTTCATGCTTTAAGTAGGCACTATATATGGCTTTTATATCCATTGTTTTTTCTCCCTTAGTGCGTTGTAAATTTAATAATATCAAGGTTTAGAGTCAATCGAAACATAGGCTGATGCTGTTTGTTCGGTCACCTGCAACATGGTTCGGAACTTAAACACCAACCTACATTTCTTTTTGCTTAGGTTAGCAAATACTAAAACCTCCAGATTGTTCACAGAACTTTGCAAATTCCATTACAAAATCAATATCGAATTTGTAACTATTGTAAAATTCTTTATCTTTTTTATCTTCCATTTCTGATATAAACTTTTCTCTTCCTTTTTCAAATTTATGAAGGTTGCCATCTTTTAATGCATTTTCTAATTTATCTGATATTTTTTGTGCAGTTTTTTCATCATATTCATATCCATCGTTATAAGTGCCTCTTTTAATATCCTCTTCAGATAATATATCATCACAAAAATAAGCAACACATTGCCATAAAGGTCTCCAATACCATACATTTGCTCTAAAATAATCTCCATTTTCTGCTTTAGGATTAATCCCATATACATCCATTCCCATTTATCTATCCTCCAATTCATCTAAAACATTATTTAATGTTTCATTTATGATGTCTATTTGTTTATTTGTATTTTCAAATTTTATATTTATATACCATCGTAATAAATAATGATATACTATTAATAAAACAGCGATATAAACTAAAGTGAATACATCAAATCCGTTTTCTGATAATGATTGTAGCCAAAATTTCATATTAATCTCCTTTTATGTATTTTATTGTGTTTGATATTAATTCTCTAAATGCATAAATGCATAATGAGAATATAAAAAGTCCTATTGCAGAACATAAAAATGCTAAACTGAATATAAATAAATCTAATATCCATTCTGATATATCAATCATTATCATCACCACTCCTTTTTTTTCCAAAATTTCTCATCCAATCAGATAAATATTTTTGAGCAATTGGTTTTGCTAATTCAAAATCATTTTGTATATATTTAACAGCTCCAAACATATTTGTTTCACCTGATTCTCTTAAATCATCTAAATACAAAAACACTTCATTCTTTAGATAATCGTAATCTTTATCTGTAAATTTATTTTTACTCGCTATCATACTTATCTCCTTTTATTATTAACATTCCATGTTTATCACCAAACAATTTCATACATGGTTTGCAGTTTTTAGTTACTTTCTTTGTTATTTTTGTTTGACCAGAAACTCTTATACCTTTTTCATCAGTTTTTTCATAACAATAAAAACATTCATATACTTTCATACTTTCTCCTTTAAAATTATTGGGGTGAGTGCATATCTGCAAGCCAACCGAATTAAACAATATTTACTTATCATTCTTTTCAATTAATATTTTTACACCCCAATAATTATTATTTTACCAAAGCTTTATTGGTGTTCTATTATTGTAATTATACACATCTTCAATCATCCTAAGATAATCGTTTATTCTTGTACAATGTACAAATCGAGTAGGTATTTGTTCAATTTTCCTTATTAATACTTCATGTTTAAAATCTGGATGAGTTAATAAGTCAATATAAACAGCTAAGAATGTTCTATGTCTATATACTTTATCATTGTATTGCCTAAACTCTTGTATTTTCCCAAGAACATCGTGAACAAATTCAAGTGATTGAGTTACTTTAAACTGTCCTCTTCTAAATTCATCACACATTGTTTTATCATTCCGACCAGCCAATACACCTATTAATGTAGAGATAGGATACTTGTATTGTTTTTTGAATCCAGCTAATATTTTATACTCATGCATCCCTCTATTGCAATAATGATGTAATGAATCATTTAAGTTCCATTTATCTTGTACAGAATTAACTAATCCTATATCATCAAGAGTCATATTAGAGAATCTATAATAAATAGGTATTTTCATATCCATACAAGTAATAAACCTGTGTTGTCCTTCAACAATAATTAATTTATTGTCATCATTTAACACTACTTTTATTTCATTCTCATGTGTAAGGTCGTTTCTTTCTATTTCCACTCTAAGATTAGCAATTTTATTAGGTCGAATAGTTCTATTACTTTCTACTAATAAGAATCTATTGTAATCTTCTTCATCTGTACCTGTTTTAAATATAGGAACCATAGTAATTTCATCTGAACCAACAGCTTGTTGTTGATTTGCATTTAATTTTATTTCTTTTGAAGGTGTTTTCATTTTATTGTCCTTTATGTTATTTATTTTATAGAATACCAATATTTATAGCCACAATCATCATCCCAAACACTTTGCTCTTCAAACTTTAGTTTACTATGTTGTTTTACATAATATTGGTCATTTGAGTGTATTGGTTTCCAATATCCTATTTTAAAATATCTATTCCCATTTAAATCATTTCCAAACTTCACAGTATTATATTTTTTCATTTTTAATAATAATTTAGCTTTTTCTTCTTCTTGTTTTGAATTGTTTTGTAATATTTTTGTTTCTTTTAATGTGTATTTACCATATTTAGTACCAAATTTATTCTTAATCAATTCTTTTTCAATATTCATACCATCTTGATGTCTCAATGTGTGAATTATAGCAGCTAACCTGAAGCATCCATATCTTTCTAAAGCATCTATTGGTGTGATTGGTTGACCTGATTCAAGATGTTGTTTTATTTTACTTTTCTGTGTTTCTCTTTTCATTACTTTCTCCTTTATTAGTTAATGCATCAATTTTATCTGCAAATTCTTGGTCTTTTTGTTTTTGAGTTTTATCTAGGCCTAATACCCATTCTAATGCTTTTATATATCCATAATTTTCATCAGAAATAGGAGGTCTAACTTTGCGATTTGCACATTTTTTATAAGTATTAAGTAATTTTTCAAATATTTCATCTTTATGTTTTACATATATTGATTGTTTACTCATTTATTACTCCTTGTTATTATTATTTATTGTTAATAAGCACAAGCCAAACTGTTTTGGATTTAGTCTGAATAAAATATCAAATACATTGTGTCTGGCTTGCACTTAATGATAGGGCACTGCTACTATAGACGATGCGGAGGTCTACTTTACCACATTGTAGTTGTGAGTGGAAGGGAACAGTGCCCATAAATTCTAGAGCCGCATTTTTGTTACAAGGTAGCGGCACGCATTTTTCAGCACCTTGTTTCGCTATGAGCCTGGCTTGCGATGTTTTGGCATTATCTTAATGCGACCATGAGGTATTACTACAACTCCAACTATATTGCCAGCTTTTGTTCCTTCAGGGTATGAATCTACTACTAAATCTGGAGCCCAAGATTTTATTTCATTGACTGTTAAATCCATTATTTTTGTTTCCTTTATTGTTTATTATATGGGTCATATTGATTAGATAGTTCTAACCAATTGTTATCTAAGTATTCCTTTAATTCTTTGTATCTTAACGAATTATTAATATTCCAATTATTCTTTTTGTAATGTCTTTCCATACCTTTAATTATTTGTATTAACTGCATAAAATTTAATTCTTCGGGATTAGCATATTTATTATTCATAATTATATTCCCAACATCTGCCTTACTTCTAGGACTAAACGAAGAAACTCTAGTATTAAATATAGAGTCCAGAATTGTAATGAAAATCTTAGAAATCTTTTAATGTTTGTTGTCATTGTATAATCCTATAGTTGTTGACCAAGTTAATAGTAAATGTGTATTATAAATAGAAATAAAGTATATATATATTATAATGAATAAGAATAAAAAGAGAAAAAAAGGGGGATTAAGGTTCCCCCTAGACCTATGATTGGTTACATTCCCTCATCAAGTGCGAGTGTATCCATTGCTTGGGTTGCATCAGAGTTCTCTAGATTAGAAACAGTCTCTGCGTCTGCGAGATATTGAAACCCAGACCCTTGATGCTTAACAAGGTTGTATTCAGTCCCGTCTACATTCACTGTTCCGTCTGATACTTTTGCCTCGATAGGTACAATCTTCTTACCTTCTTCAGTTGTTACAGGTGCTACGACCCTTATTGTTCTTGCCATAGTATTCTCCTTATATGGTTTATTGTTAACTAAAAATCGGATTTTCATAATCCGCCAGAAAGGTTTACGAGCTAATTATATGTATATATCAAAATCCTACAATTTTTTTCCTAAAAGAACTTGGTCACATTTGACTTATGTATTAAATTCAAGGGTGGCAGGGTTAAGGGATTTAATAATAATGTGTAGTTTTTATGGCGAAGGAAATTAAAGAATTATCAAAGCTTCCATTGGAACATCAGAATTACATATTAGAGGCATTATGTAAAAAGTATGAACCTATAGAAATAGATGACAAAGTATATCTTATACCTCCAGAAGTAAACGATTTAATAGATAATCTTGTAATGCAATTAAATAATCTAGATAAAAAAGAAAAAAAATTTGGAAAAGAAAAAAATTAAGAATATTCCTCACTATGTTTATGATAGCATAGACGAGTTTAAAGAACATCATAATAATACGGTTGTTCATCCAGATTGGAGAAAAGCCAATGAAGGTGATTGGGTATATAGCGATGATGACAGAATTATTCAATTGCTAAAAGTATCAAAAGAAATCAACCATCCTCACGATAGAAAAAATTATAAATTTGCAAAAGGTTGGGTTCGGACTATTGTAGGTAGCTTTATAAATAGACCTAATACATTTATGGATACTGATTTTAATGCTCATAGCAATAGATACACATTTAGTAAAACGATAAAAAATACAAATGAACAAGTAAAAAAACGTAAAAATGTAACAAATAAAGAAAAAGACTTTGCTACAAATATTGTTGTAGGTATGGGAGCTGTTGATGCGTATAAAAATGCTTATAAAGAAGTATCCGATAAAAAAGCTAGACAAAAAGCAACTGTACTTTTAAAACAGGAGAGAGTGATGAAAGAAATAGAAAAATCAGTATTAGATACTGCAAAAGAACTAGGAATAGACCACGAATATATTCTTGGTAAATTAAAGAATCTTGCAGATTTTAGTGAAGACGATAATATTATTTTACAATCCACAAAAGAATTAGGTAAAATTGTGGGAACCTCTGGAAATACGGTGAAACAAAAAGAAATGGGACTAATAGGAATGTTTCAAGGGTTTTCACCAGAGCAACTTGAAGGAGCATCAAGAAATGAGATACCACAAATAGAAAATAAATCCGAGGAATAATATGAGCTTAGGAGATGACATCCGAAAAGATGCGGATGGGAATGTAATAGGATGTCCACATTGCGGAGCTAGGTCAGTCCACAAAAGTGGGTTTTTATATAGAGCAAATACAAAAAAACAACAATGGAAGTGTACTGCTTGCGGTAGAAAAACAGTAGCTCCTACTATAATAGAAAAAAATCCATTTGAAGTAGAAGAGATAGACCCCGACCATATACCAATAGAAGAATTAATAGAGCATCGACAAAAACAATATAAACAAAAGAAAATATCGAAAGAAAGCAGAAAACTTATAAAAATTAATATTAATATAGATGGGCCTATAGGTATTGCTCATTTTGGAGACCCTCACGTTGATGATGATGGTACGGATATATCTCAAATATTATATTATATGAATATAATTAATAATACAAAAGGGATGTTTGCTGGAAATCTTGGAGATATACAAAATAATTGGATAGGAAGACTTTCAGCTCTATATGGTCAACAATCAACATCTGCAAAAGAATCATGGAGACTTACAGAATACTTTGTAAATAAATTAAATTGGTTATACTTAGTAGCTGGAAATCATGATGTGTGGAGTGGAGATGGAGACCCTTTAGATTTTATAATGAGAGGTCATCAAGGATTATATGAAAAATGGGGAGCTAGGATGAATCTTGTATTCCCCAATGGAAAAGAGGTAAGAATAAATGCAAGACATACTTTTAAAGGTAATAGTATCTGGAATACTGCTCATGGCGTTGCTCGTGCTGCTCAGACTGGTTGGTCTGACCATGTACTAACTTGTGGACATACTCATGTTTCTGGTTATCAAGTATTAAAAAGTCCTTCTAGTGGTCTTATATCTCATGCATTACAAGTAGCCTCTTTTAAAATAATGGATAGCTACGCAGATAAATTAGGATTAGACGATAAAAATATATTTAATTGTCCAGTTACTATTATTGACCCTCAATATGATGATGATGATAATAGATTAATTACTACAATTTTTAATCCAATTAATGCATCACAATATTTAACGTATCTTAGAAAAAATTATAATAAATTAAAGAATGAAAAAGCTTGATAAATTCATATATAATGCTAAATTAGTAAGAGTTGTTGATGGCGATACTTGCGATGCTCTTATAGATTTAGGATTTGATACTTTTGTAAAAAAAAGAATACGATTTGCTGGTGTAGATACTTGGGAGTCTAGAACCAGAAATCTAGAGGAAAAGAAAAAAGGTTTAGAGGCAAAAAATTATACAAAAAAAATGCTAGAAAGTTCCGATAAAGGAAGCTTTACTTTAAAATCTCACGGCCTTGGTAAGTACGGCCGAGTACTTGGTGAG